TATTTTGCTACGCCTGAATATTGCATTCCACTGCCACCAGTTAACGATAGCGTGGTAGCGGTATTTATACTTATGCCACCAGTGGTATTAATCCTGTTTAAATTATCGTTGGTAAATGCTATTGCATTAGCCCTTAAAATTCCAGAACTTCCAGCCGGTAATGTCAATCCCGTACCAATAAACACGTTTGATAGCAACCTATTAGCTAATATAGCATCACCATTAGCTCTTAGCGCAACTGTTTGTGCACCTGTTAGGGTCAAACTTGCAACGGTAATCGTAGCTCCACTTCCAGTACCTCCAACGCTAGATGCTAACAATGTTAAAACATCACCAACCACATAATTAAAGCCTCCATTATTTACACTTGTTATCGAGGTGACTGCACCCCCTGAAACAACCACTGTAAATATAGCCCCACGGCCATTTCCGCTGCCCGTTGCTGTTGCCGTAGTATATGTTCCAGTTGTATACCCGCTGCCGCCTGTTGTTAATGTTACTGTTGCAATTGGTGAACTATGAAAATTTGGTTGTATATCAAACGCAACCAATGTATCAGCGTTGGCTGTTTGGGTTAGTATTGGCGTTAATCTTACACCAATGGCTGCGCCCCCGCTAGCTGAAATGGATGGATTAAATGTTTTTTGTCCGGCTATATTTTGATTGGTTGTTAAGTCAACAAAGTTTTTTGTTGCCGAGCCAGTCCCGCCATTAGCAATAGGTAATATACCTGATACATCCATGGTTAGCGACACGGCTCCAAACGATGGGCTTCCACTTGCATTACCATGTAAAACGGTTGTTGTAGTTCCCTGATTAGCAAAATCGGAAGATGCTAATCCTAATGTTATATCAGCTGATAAGGCTTTCCCGTTTACCGTTCTGGTTAAGGGAACGTATGTTGTCGCGGCATGTGTGCTATCCTCCAATGTTGGCGTTGCCTTATATGGCATCCTGATTGTAACATCAGATGGATAGGGCACTTGAATTGTTCGCCTGTACGTGCTATTTTTCCATGATAATCTATTTAAACTATCAGAATAAACACGTAAATGATTAGTAGCACTACTGGGGCTTGTTTCGGAAATTAAATCTAAAAAACCATTGCCACCTGTACCAGTAGCCGCAAATGATTGCGCCCGTATTTGCCCGGTGTATGAATTGCCAGCTGTGGCTACCGTTTGTAATGTAGGTGTTGCGCCTGATATTGACGATTGGCTTACCTTTTTAAGCACACTGCCAACAACTGTTACAACACTATCTGTATTTGACCCTGTTGTGCTTATGGGTAATAATGGTACGTTGCCGCTAGCATCGGGAAAATCTATGGTTTGATTACCCGATAATGGCTTTGGTATATTTACATTTATCTGATCGCCCGTAGAACTATTTACAGAACCAAAACCAATACCGCCCAAAAATATAGCTTTTCCGGGTGTATTTACCCTAAATTGTCCCGGTTGTTGATATGAAGTATTAGTTCCATCGCTGGTTATAAAATTAAAGCCGTTTAAGTTAACATCGTTTATAGCGTTTATATAGGGCACATAGGTATCGTGTGCTAATGATTTGGTAAGTAGCAGCGCAGAGTCAACCCTGAATACTGTGCCTGTTAAATTTAAACCGTATCCTGCTGTATATGTTGACCCTGAATGAGTGGCCACATAGTTTATCATTTGCCGATAAGTAGGCATCCAGCTCGATTTCCCACCACCAAACGTAGCCCATAGTTGGCGATTTGTAGTATCAGCTATGTTCGTTTGAAACCATGATACAGCCTGCGATGCTGCACCGGTTGGCAGCTGATCGGCCGTTCTTTGCGCCGACACCCATAAAGGCAATAATAAAATGAGGTATAATATTTTTTTCATACTTTAATTGTTAAATCTCCATCCATAGCCATCCCCATATCAATAGTTAATGTATCTGCCACGGTATCAAATACGGGCTGTACGTCATTTCTGTATTTATATATTGGCCCCGCCTGTGTTTCTCTTACTATAAATGTCGGAACGCCCCCATATGGTGCCAATAATGCTGTAGCACCACCATATATAACTGGGTATGGATCAGTACTTAAAAATTGTAATGTTGTAGGAGCAGGAGCCGCGTTACCAACCATAATAGCAACCTGTCCATACGTAACCAAATCATTTGCAGAATAAGCACTTACTGTATCATATTGAAGATGTATAGTTTCAATTATAATAGGCACATTTCCGGCTTGAACTTTTTGCCCTATACTACTAACGTGTAGTTCATCACCAACAAATTCACTTCCAGGTATCGCCATTATGATAATACTTTAAATGGAAGTTTAACAACTGAACCCGGTAAAAATGGTATATCGGCCGATGTACCTATAACGTTTGTTGATTGTGAACCAACGGCTGCGCTTTCATTATCTGACCAACCCGCGTTTTGCCTGCTACCATTACCGGTTCCATTTTCTGAAACCCTGAATGTAAATGAGTGGGGAGGCAATTGACTAGCACTAGTTATATTAATGGCATTTCTACCCACAGAGGCACCCACTGTACCAAATGTCGCGTCACCATCAAGGTAACCAACGGTAAATAAGCCACCGTCTGCTGTAGTCCCATTCCTGCCATCTCGTATAGCGCAATTAGGGTAATTACCACCGGGTTTGCCTAGCCCTGTTACAAAGTCCCAGTCATTAGCCATATCACCGGCATTTACTTCGCTATAGTATGCTTCTAAACCGGGGGGTAATGAATAAGATATTGGTACAGGACCTGTACCACCACCTGCAATAGCATTTAGATTAGCGTACGTTAAAAATATGTCGTTATCCGTTCCGGTTAATCCAGATACAAATACAGTTGCCGAGGCATCGAATAGGTAATTAAATTGTGCTGTTTTTGACCGGGTAAATGTACCTTGATATATTTCATTGCCACCGGGTGTAATCCCTATACGCATGGTAAAATTTATACCGCGTTTAATAACTGACACGGAATCAAGGCGAAAATATTTCAGGAATATTGCAGGGACGCTAAAATTTGTCCCGATTGCTATTTTGGGATAAGTATCAAAAATTAGTTTAAATCCTGCCATATTGGTATTACCTGTTCTTAATCGTTCTAAAAAAGCATTATCTGTCATCATGACTTCAATGCTGTAAACGGCTAATGTTTCCCGTTTTGATTTACTTTGAGGGTCTGGCCGGGTTACTTCCCATTTACTCCCATCAACATTTTGATAAGGCACCCCATCGATCAAAATAAAATCACACGAAAATACAAAATTAAATATATATCCCATCCAATCGGGAACCCCGGGAGCGTCACCGACCGTTAAAATAAAGCTCTCGAAAGGTACGGAATTTAATTTGGTTAAATCTCGCTCCTGATCTGAATATATAACAGCATCGAATTTAGGCTGAAATTTATCATCCTTACCACCCTCGGCACGAATTTGAAACGTTATACCTGTATCGAATAATACCGATAAAATATTACTTGAGTTTCGGTATTCATAAAGAAGTGTATTAGGCTGCTCAATTTGAACATTTTGAAAGCTTGAAATTAGTGTATGTAATTGTAGATTATCATCGGTATATTCTATTTTGAGATAGTATATACCAACCGGTATTGTAGTAAAATCAATAAGATATTCGTAACAGATAAATGTGTATGCGCTGGCTTGTATGCCATTAGGTGCTATTACCGGGGCTAAAGTGGTAAATAATACGCCTGTTATGGCGTTCCATACGGTAACTTCCGGCAACCAATCCGATAAAATTTGAATTTTAGTTGTATCGACTGTTTTCCACGGTTGTTTATAACATTTGCCCGGCTGTTGATCGAATGGCAAAGTATTGTAACGCGGGTCACGCGTTAATTGCGGTACAAAACGAATTGGATTTGCCGGGCTGTAACGAAATTCTTTTGCCATTGTCCAAATATACTAAACAATATTCAAACTCATATTATTCCCCGCCGTATACAATAATTTAATTTTCTGTGATTTATTTTGATCTGTATCTGTACTAACATCAATAATAAACCCGCTAAATTTATTACCATCAACACTAAAATCAATTCTGCCAGTAGGGTACATATCAATTAAACTAAGCATATTAACAGGCTCTTTTACCAATATTTCAGCTACATACGGCAGAAATAGTTTACCAGGTAAAGAAACAATAGCCGTATTAGCCCGTTCAGATACCGTAAATCCATTGGCATCCGTGGTGATTAAGTTGTAATTTTTTAATGCCGATGTAAAAATTATATTTTCTCCGTCCAATTTATCTAACATACCATGTAAATAATCACCGTGACGCGATAAATTTCGAGCCGGGCTAATGGGCATATTATACAAATTGGTGGTTACACCAGAATAAGACGGCATAACATATGGTATGTATTTACCGCCAACTGGCACCGAATCAACTACTATCATAAATACGTCATTGTTTGGTGCGCTGTTTTGAGTTCCTGCACCTGAATTACTTATGTTTATCCGCAATCCCTCAATACCCAAACTGTCACCCCGGTACACGCTAACTAAATCCAATTGGTTATTAATGGCTTTAATCGGAAATTGACGAAAGGCAGTACTATTAAATTCAGTCACCCCGTTTAAATTGTCATATTGCTGATCTACATAACCATACTGAACCGAATTAAAGATATATGGCAAGTAAACCGATAAGCCAAAGGAACCAACCTCGCCAACGTCTATAGCTTTTAGATTGCCTTTAAAGAAATACGATTTCTGTTCTAATACCGAAGTTTCCACGCCACCAATTATTTCAGTGCCCCATCCTACATTCAAAACGGCGTTCATGGATTTGAAAAAATCAGTCCATGTAGTTACTATTTGCGGTACGCTGTTATCTGTCTGGCAGTACCCATCGTTAGCAGTTGTAAAACTTGCGTGGTTAGCATCGGCAAAGAAAATATCACCTGTATGGTATGTTGTAGCTCCGTATACAATATCACCAAATACAACTCTATATTTTTGCCCGGCGTTTAATGTATCTCCCGCCTGAACATCGGTTATTTCAACTGGCCTTATAGCATCACCACATGTTATTTGCAAACCAACAAACTGTTGAGTTAATAAATATGACTGACAAGGTATATTAATACTGCCATTCATTTGCTTCATTAGCTGCTGGAACAAGTAAAAAGCATCTACGGTTAAACAGTCTGTTGCCGGGCTAATTGTGTCATATGTTGCCCGCCATGTTCCCGAAGTAATATAAGCGTACGTTCCCGGCGCATTTGACCGTGTATAGAAAAATAACTTTTCTCCTGCCACAACATCCACAAAGAAATCACCCTGATACGATATTGGATCAAAGTTTGGCGGGTTAATTTTACCGTAGAACTGAAATACCTCGCCATGTATTGAACTATAAATACTAACCTCACAATCAGTGCTACCACCCAATGAAATAATAGCACCCTCAATATCAACGTTTGTAAACTTAACGCGTCCTGAAATTTGGGCTATATAAAACATACACCCGGCCGTTGCGAAATTGGGCGAACCATCATAAACTATTTGGGGTTGTGCGTATGCGCTTGCTATAACTGACTTTTGATCGTTATTAACGATTTGCAAGGCCGGAAACTCTCCGTTGTTAGCATCTGGACGTATACCCTGCACAATCCAATCGGCGTACTCCTGAAGCTTAATAGGGGTTAAACTAACCGTTTTAGCCAATGGTACATCCAGTGGTATGGTATATTTTACATCGGCATAAGCCTTAACGGCTTTCATTATACCGCCCTGAACTAAATTACAGGTAACAATATAACCATCAATTGAACCGGTATCTTTAAAATTGGTAAAATCAATATCGCCTAAATAAAATACCTCATAATTATAGGTAGTTGCATTGAATTTAGCTATCTCTAATTGAACTTGTGCGCCTATGCCATACGTATAAAACTGTTCACGTAAAATTGTAGCCCCATCTAACACAAAATCCATTGGTACAGTAAAACTGCGTATCATACCGTAATAAGTATCGCTACGCGCCCAGTTAATTAAATTACCCTCCCAATTTCTCGGGGCATTAGGCAATAAGTACCTGTCGGTAAAATTAACAATTAGCGTAAATGCAAACTTGTTTGGTTGCCTGTAAAATAGATTGTCGAGATATTCGGGCTGTTGCATGCTTAGTTTACGTAATTATTAAATGTCCTGTTCCAATCCCTATAGCTTCGATCTGATTGCCTTGATTTGGGTTTATTTTTCAATTCCCGTAACATTTCACGGTTTACGCCGACCAATTCGGATAAATCTATTTGTTGACCGCCAACATATTGAACTTTTTCCGGATTAGCTAATATTTTCATGGTTTCCATGTGCGGTACAATTGTAGTACCTGCCGGTGCGCTCATGAATGTTGCCTTGTCTGGTGTCAGTCCTAATCTTCCGGATGGGTCAATCATTAATTCGGTGCCCAATTCACCGGCTATGAAATTACCGCCCTTTGTTACACCTCCTTTAGCATAAGCCGGCAACGGCGTAGCTAATATCGTAGCTATTTGAACCGCGCCAATAGCCCCCAGTGCTACCGAAACGGCCGTGCCGAATATACCAAATTCAGCCAATGCGCTAACTATGGCTATTGCTGTTTGTTCTATTATCTTAGCTATTGCAATTTCACGGTCAAAAACGGCCTTATCATGATCTATTTTACGCGCTTGCCTATCTAATTGAGCTTTTTTATCATTGGCTTGTGCATTAATGATGTTTATTTTCTCTTGTTTGGTTTTTGTACTATCCAAAGAGCGATTTTCAGCATCGATTTGATTTTGTGTTTCTGTATCAATTGCGGCCTTTTGATCGTCTATTTGTTTCTTAACTTCATCAAACCTGGCATCGGCTATGCTTTTTATTGAATCAATTACTATATCCGCTGACTGCTTTTCAAGTTTTTTTAGTTCATTAGCGGCATTTTTCTTTTGATCAGATAGCTTTTTACCAGCATCTTCATTATTTTTTATCTCTACATCGTTAGCCTCTTTATTATTTTGGACAACAAGTGCATCAAGTTTCTTTTGATCTTCGGTATAATCCGCACCAAATGCCATAGCCAAATCAATCCGGTTTTGCAAGGCTTGTATTTCCTCATCCCGAACTAATTTATTGTATGATTTGGTTAACTGAAATTTTGCATCTTGATATTCCTTTTCGCTTAATAATCCTTTCGCGTATTTATCAGACAATACAACCGAAACAGAGGCGAAGTTATTGGATAATAAAGCCAATTCTTTATCATTAGCGGCCTGAATATCATCTTGATTTTCTTTATATGCTGCCTTGACTATTTCTTCACGTTTTTTTAGTTCGTCATTTTGAATGTTGGTTATTTCAGCCTGATACAGCGCCTCGTCTTTGATGTTATTGGCCTTTAATAACTTGGCTACGCTATCCTTGTTTTTGCCATCTTCAAGTTCTTTTTTAGCCTGCAAATCGGATATTTGCAATAATTTGGCATAATAGTCCCGGGCCGCTTGATACCTTTCTTCAAATGACTTTTTATCATTTTCGGCTATTCTTTTTAAATTTTCTGCCTGTTGTTTCAAAGCATCCAAATCTGAATTATCCGATGCACCTCTTGGCTTACTTCCGCTTTTATCATCAAACAATACCTTTGTGCCGTTCTTTTCAACATTTTTCTGTATCTGCTCTGTAAGTTTTAAATTTTGAGCGTTGACTATTGAAGTATCAGTAGCTAAATCATATATATTCTTATCGGTGGCGGCTATTTTATCTTTTAATAAACCTATCCTGGTATTATAAAATACCTCTGACCCGCTAACATCTTGCGTGGCTTCTTTTTCGAGAGCGTTTAAATCCTTTTGTTGTTTTATTCTTTGCGCCCGGGCTTCCGTTATCTTAAATTCATTTTCAAGCAAACGACTTGAATTGCTTGCTAATTTATCTTCTGCTGCACGTGCTTGTGCGGTGGCTAATATTTGATCTTTCAATAATGAATAAGCCGTTGTTGCTTTACCTGCTAAAATAGCTTCATCTGATAGGTTTTTAAAGTAATCAGGGTATTGTCGCTGCAATTCGTCGACTGCTTTTTTTCTTTCGGATAAAGATAAATTACTATTTTGAGTGGCTTTATATAATTGCGTTAATGAGGTTAATTCCGCTTGCGCGTTTTGAGCCCCGGTTAAATTAGCCTGTATCGCTGCCAACCTAACCGCATTGGCTTCTTGCTGTAATTTTACAAACTGTGATAATTTCGGGATAAATAAATCTAAAACACCAAGTTGTTTTACCAAGTATAATACGGCTGTACCTGCAACCAGAAAAAATGTGCCTATACCAAAATTTGGTATGGCATTTGCTAAGAACCTTATACCACTAAACGCCTTGCCTAATGCAGATGAAACGCCATTAGCAGCACCGGCAACCTTACCATTAATTCCATCAACCTTTTTACCAAACTCATTAGCTTCTGCACTTGCCTTTTTAAACGCCTCGCTTGCTGTTCCTTGTGCTGCTCCAATATCCTTTGCATTCTGTATGGCAGCTTGATATTGCTTATTCAACAAGGCGAAAGCTGAATTTTGTTTATTAAACTGATCTATATTTTTTTCGCGCTGTTGCTGTAATCGTATTTCGGCTAATCTTTGCTGATCGGTAATATCAATTGATTTTTTCTGTATAGCCTGCTGTTGCACCATACCGGCATTAACCTTATTTACATTATCAGCAAATTGCTTGCTACTTGTTGACGCCAATAAAGCTTCATTAAGTGCTATATTGCCCTTAGCTGTATCAACCAATTGCGCCCGAAGCGTAACCAATAATTTGCCCGTTGCTTCGGCCTCTGCTGTTAATGCAGGAACGTCAATAAGACTATTCAGTTTGTCCTGTGCCATTTTTCTTAGTGTATAAATTATAAGCTCCTATAAAATAAGTTACCGACACATCCGGCCTTAATCCCATATCATAAAGCAATTCGTAATATCCTGTTTTGGTCGTTTCCTTGTCGCCTTTTTTCTGCATTTCCTTATACTCATCTAATTTATCTTCTAAATCTGTTTGAATTGATTTGGATTGATTGAGTATATTCTCAATTAGGCTGGCAACATCTCCATTGTAAAATACGGTATAATTTAGTTCCCCCAATAGCCCGGCCAATTCTTCGCTATATCCTGTTCTGTTTAATTCATTTAATATTGTTTGAGTTATACGCAATTGATTGCGCATATATTCAATATCTATCTGTATTTTTAGCAGGTGTTTAGCTGTATTTGAGTCGGATAGTTCGGCGTATTCTTCACTTATTGTTGCCCACGCCTGATTTAGTGCTGATTGTGGTGGAGTGCCAGATTTTGCCAGTTTATCGGGTTTGCCGCTCGTTAATACCTCGATGAAGTTATATAGTGGCAATGTATCGCAACTATCGTAAATTTCGTAGGCTTTTTGGCGTTGTAACAGCGATTTTATTGTGAGCATAGGCAAATATACTCAATTAGCCATTAAGTAGTACCCGATTTAAATATTCAAGTAACCTAGGCCTTAAATAAGTAGCCCCATACTCGGCCTTGTTCTTATCGGATACGCGCAATAGGTTTTCGCCATATTGAGTTTCCAGCTTCGATGCGTATTCAACACCGCTGCCTATGATATAATTATCACGGTCAAGTTCAATAAACATGTTGCGATAAAATTCACCCGTTAACCTGGCATCGGGATTGCCACGGGCATTTGGGTTTAGCCGGGCTTTATACTTGCCGTAGCCGGGATTTTTATAGTCCGGTGTAATATCTTCTCCGGTTGATAGATGGCCTGTTGACATTTGCCCCTGAACATCTTGAATGAGCGCATAATCAGTATCTAAAATAATTTCAGGTACTTTTGTATCGAATGATAAGCTTTCGACCCGGGCAATCATTTCATTCAGTCCGCACATTAGTTAGCTCCAATAAATAAATGAAACCATATCGTTATATCAGGTCTACCGTACACCCTCATACCGAAACACTCAATATTAGTACCGAATGTTCGTATCTGAATGGTTTGTAGCAACTGCATAAGGTAAAGATAAATAAAAAAGCCGGGAAACTTGACGGAACCCGGCTAAACAAAATCAAGTTCTTGGCAGACTTTAGACTTTCGTTACTACAAATATAATTTAAAAAGGTAACAAATAAAAATAAAATTGTATTAAAATAAAAAATATTGTTTATACTTGAGGTATGAATGAGAACATATAATTTAAAAACTACCACTTAATTAATAAAAATATCGCCCACAATCAATTATTAATGTCAATACATACAAGTTTACCAATTTGAAATTTAAACAGTTTAAAAGCCTTTAATATGATAGTAATCATATCACTATTCACACTTGGCCTATTCGCCTTAGTTATTATTAAACAAACACCGAAATTATGAAAAAGAACCGGCATTACTCAAGAACGTATCGAAAGATAAAACCAAAGGTTGACTATGATGCTATAATTGGCTCTATTCGTATAGCAAGCCAAATAATTATGGATGCTGTACAGTTGCATATGGTATTGAGTACACCCAAACCAAAACACACCTTTAGAGAGGGCGGTTTAGTTGCCGAAAATGGTAAAGAGTTAATCGAACTAACAAAATGTACAGTATGCCAGCAGTCAAATAGCACAGTTGGCCCATGTAAATTTTGTGGTGATAATATATGCAGCGATTGTAGGTATAAATGTTGTCAATAAAAAAGTCCCGGCGATTAAACCGGGACTAACTTACTTTTTAGCTTCTTTCTTTGGATTAGCCTTATCCCAATCACCAGCAACATCCGCGCCCAAATCAATTAGGTGCTTATGTTCCTTGATTACGTACTCCTTACTGTGGGCTTTAAGATAACCTTCCCGCCATCCCACGTGAAATGTTTTTTTATTCATAGATTAATATTTCTAAAGGTATACTATTTATTGCATTGTCAAAACCAGTACCATCTTCAAGATTAACGCATCTTATGATAAACTTAGAGCTATCATATCTAATTGTTAATTGAAGATTTCTAAATAAAGATTGAGGCGTACCAATTGCATAATACACCTTCAATATACTTGGCAAAACGTTAGGCGTTAAAAAGTATTGTCCAGGTGAATCATAGGTCGCCGTAAATGTTATTCCGGTATCATTTTTAATAACAGAAAAAGTCGGCGCAGCAACGAGAGATTGCGTCAAAAGACACCTAAATGTAGTGTATTCATACAGGGAATTAACACTGTTTTTTATCTCGTTTAAATCTTGCGCGTTCACTTTGGTAGCATCATATGACGCTACCTGTGATTTATCCGCGAATGTTATTTTACTCATTTTCTAATAGTGTGGAAATGATGATGGCAATATCGCCGGTAGACTACCTCCCACTACCGTTAGTTGGGGGTCGTAAAAACTGTACTCTCAATACCGGTAATACCTGCTGCTACTAAAACAGTTGGCGCGGCCAAAGATATATTAACCGGATGCCCGGCAACATAATCCGGATCACTGGTATCAACCGTAATTGTATAACCATCAATATTAGCAGTATAAGCAACCGAAGTCAATGTAAGCAAATTACCAGATACGCTATCTGTAACTACCCAAAGGTTAGCCACGTTTAGAGCTGTAGTATACTGTGCAGCCAATGACCTTTGACCGCAACCGATACCGCCTTTTACCAATGACACGTTTGCTACCCTGGCACCACCGCTCGTTAAAGTTACGGTCTGTAACCCTTTTAACGTTTTCCATTGAGCCAATGATAGCTTAACGAAGCCGAAGCTAGATAAGAAATCAGGAGCAGCACTAAACGAAATAGTGGTTTCAGCTACGGCACCGCCTGTGTTATTCTTGAATGTTGGCACATCGATGTAATCCGCGCTAATACCGCTCAATGAACCATCAGGATTTTTAACACCCCATCCTGTCCCGGCTGCATCAATAGTTAATATGTCCCATGCCTTACCATTAAAACCATTGTACAGTTGCAGATACAAACAGAAGTTTGCAACGAACTGATAAGACGGATTGTAATAGCCATTCCTAACCGGAAATTTAAACCCATTGGGGAATGTTTGAATGGTTGTTGCTTCGGTAGTATCTGCGTTCTGTATTAAGTTAAATACAGGGTAGATACGGGTTCCAACCGGGGCATTTGTTAATACCCCCATAGCAGTTAAGAACGCGGCCGATGTAGCTAGGTCTGCTGCTGCTATTTTAGTGCCCGGTGGCATCAAAAATATAGCTACCGTGTTTTTCAGGTCAATGGCGCAAGCGTCTGCCCCTGTATTTGCCCCAGGTACAAGGCAGTTGTATGAATTTAATATTGTTGCCATAATTTTACGTGCAATAATTAGTGTAAATTTTAAGTTTAATTTTCAATAAAATAGCGTCTACGCTGTCATCAAACGGGTTATTGTTATCGCCGCCATCATAATACGGATAATCTGTTTTGGTATGTGGTATTTCGGTCGGTATTCCAGTAGTCATAAACCTACCATCCAGCGATAATTGATTAAGAAATTCAAGATAGACCGGGTATAAAACGGGTATAAAATTATTATCATATCTTGCCGGTACTTTATCTATTTTATCAGACCTACGGGCTATAATAATTGTCAACTCTGTTTCTTCGCCTATGCCTAGTGTTTTATTCCTATCTTCTTTAAAGCTAAAGAGCAAAGCAAATAACGGGTATCTCTGATATTGCAAATCGGATTGCTGCGACATTTGAACGAGCGTTTCGTTTATTTCCAGTATTGTACCTGGTTGATAATTGATCTTCTCAATAAAACTATCATATGCCTTTAATTCAGCTATCACAGCTGTATTCGTAGCGGCAACAATTTCGCCGATTATCTTATATACGTATAATGGGTTAGGCCTCATAATCCTAACCCATTTAATACACGGTATATTTCAGGCAGGCATTGGTACTCATTCCAGAACGGATACCAGTTCCCCCAATACCATGACTGCATAACAAAAGTATATTCCGGATAGGTAGGATTGTCATGTAAGAACTTGTACGTATCTTTATTATATCCTACCATTTGATTCCACGCCTTAACGATTAAAGGCCACGCACTTTCATTTGAAGCGTTTTGCTTCTTTGATTTTGCCGCCCCTGTACCGGCTAAGAATGTACCCCCGTTATCTTCCACATAAAAACGATATACGTAACGTATAATAGCAGGCTTTAAATACGGAACCAAAGCTACAAACCTTGCTTCTGTTGGGTCTGCTATATACGCCGCATACAGATTATCGCCCAACAGTTCTTTCAGGAATTTAGGTTCATATACCGCAATATAGTTAGTAGACAAGTTATTTCCTACTAAATCTAAATTGGGTATATTAGTGTTACCCCCGTTAAAATCTGCTGTTACTACAATCATTGTTAATATTTGATATACTTTCGGTGTACGCTTACTTGTGTGCCGGTTGTAGTGGTAATAATCAGGTAATCCGTATAACTATTCGCCGTTAACAGCACTGAATTAGTCGCTGTTGCATCTGTTAATGTATACGAATTAATTGTCGCCCACTGCTCTGTACTTGTTCCGGCTGTAGAATGTACAGCCCGGCCTTTAAGTACAATTGTGCCAGCTACTGTTCCGCTTGTCTTGCTAATGTCGTATTTAAACGTTATAGCACTTTTTACACCGTTAATACTAACCCGCGTGCTATCTGTGGCAGCATTGGTTAACGTAGTTGGCCCTTTCAGTAACGCGGCAGTTGTGCCGGGGTAATTTTGCGCATGTGCTGCCATTCCGGCAACTAACAATGCAAATACAATCAGGCTTTTCATTACGATTTAGCCTCCTTATATTCTTTTGCAATACCCTGTTTTATCAAAGCTTCGCCCATTACCTTATGTGGGGTAATTATTTGTCCGGCTTTGTAATGGCGGGTGTCCTGCACAATTTCCAACTTAACACGGTCTGCATAACGGATAACAGTTCTTTTTGCTCCGTTTTCGGCTATCATCGCTTTTGCGTCGAAACCGTTTGGTAATTCTTGTTCTTCTTTCTTTGCCATGATATTATGGTGTTTCTATTGCGGTTAATACTGTTGAAATTTGATCGTAAAGAATAGAACCGGCATCCGATGCTTTGAAGTAAGAACCTAAGAAAGCTTCCAATTTCTTAGAAACTAAGTTCTTAGAGAAATCGTCATTTTCGTAGCCTTCATCGTACATCACATCTTCGGACATTACCAGGTTAAACCTTTTCAGGTCACCTACTATAATATCATCGGCGTCTATCTTGGTTGAGAAAACAACCGTTACTTCACCGATACGTTTACCATCTGGGGTAACAAATGGCGGGATAACATAACGGCCTTCTTGATCTTTAATACCAGCCATTTTAGCCATCCAAACGGTGTTTAACACGGCGGTGATAGGGCCTTTAAAGTAAGCCAAACGGATTTGAACGGCCATAGCCATAACAACGTCCCAGATATTAGCATAAGTATAATAGCCAGCTAATCCAGCAGGAACGATAAACGCACCGCCAATAGCTTGTAAACCATCAAATACCAACGGATTTGTACCGTTATCACCTTCCAAAATGGCATCATCAATCTTCTGCTCAATCAGGTTGTTTGCATGCTCTGCAAAGTCTGTAATAACAGACGGAGCATGCATAATCAAACGTTTTGTTTGTTTCCAGCGTTCTGCAACCTCGAAAATAGCTTTCTTAACGGTCTGCCATTGTGCGCTAATAAGCGGCTTTAGCGTTCCTTCTCCGATAAAAGCGGCATCGCCTTGTTCGTTAATACGATCGCTATACCAAATAGCATCTGTACCAGGTGCTGTTTTAACAGTTACCAACGGCATGAAGATCATATCGGGTACAGGTAAATGACCTATTTCGTCATCGATGTAGTTACCTACAAGCGGCGAAAAACCACCAGCCACGTTAGGTATGACATCGGCTGTAGTCATTAAAGCTGCTGCCTTTATTACCGTATGGGCGGCATAGCTTTTATCGTTTGCGGCTGTTTCTTTGTTTTCATCAACATTCTTTTTTAAGAACTTAACGATACCGCCAAAACGGCCACCTTTAGCAGGGGCGTCTTCTTTTGCCTCTTTCAGTGATAAAATTTGCTGAGATAGGTCATCGGTAATAGCTTTAGATGCGGCAATAGCATCTTCTTTTGCCTTTAAAACTGCGGCATCGGTAAGTGTTTTTGCATCATTTTTGGCTGCATCTACAGCATCTTTAATTTCTTTGGCACGCAATCCATCTTCGTGGGTTTTCTTTTCGGCCATGTAAGTTTCGAGTTGCGCGTCTGTGAGCGCGTCAATCTCTGCTTTGGTTTTGTATTTAAACATCTTGAGTTTTAATTACAATAAATAAATCTTTTCTTACTCTCGTTCGCTGTTTCATCAACGGGCGGTTCCTCATCAGGTGATTCATCATCGGCCTGTTTGGATGATGTGCTAAACACACCAGTATTTTTATTAGCACCAAATAGAACGGCGCTATTTTCAAGTATCTGTGATTCAATAACAGCAAAACAGTAGCCGTATAGGTCTACTAATTCCTTATTAATGATGATGGGATAGTATTTATCCCAATTTTTTTTGTACTGTTTATCTTCTTCAAGTTCGCTATCCAGGCAAAGAACAATTTGTATGTATCTTAAACCGATTGAGTGTTGTTTTATCTGGCCGTCACGGTAAAGATAGTATGTTTTACTATCGTATTCTTTCGGTACAACCGAGCGCATCATTAATGCCTGTGCCTTTGTTACGTCTGATTTTAAGCCGAAATACGACAAATCAAACATTTTGGTATATAATTCCGGGTTTTTACCCACTATATCATCGGTGCTATACTCATGGTTTTTAAGATGATAAACTATCGATTTATCGGCAATTGTTTTGTTCCAATTGTCCTTAATCATCACATCCATGTAACTATCGCACCATCCGGACAGGTTAGCTATGGCGTTTACCTCTATTTCGTCTGGACCTAATGCGCTGCCATCTTCTTTGATGGTTTGCTTTTCGTTAACCGGCAAGCAACCCCACTCCATTACATCAGATTTGATAGGCATTGACTTTTTTTGCTGTACAATAGTTTTAATATTGGTACGCAAATATGCTGCTGCCTCGGCCTTTGTTGCGAATTTAGGTATAGCTACTCTCATTTAATTTCCTCCGGAAAGTTAGGGGCTGTTTCAGCTAGGTATTTAGCTACTTTTTCATGTTCTTCGGTTTGGGATTGTTCGTCCCATCCGCGATATTTAACCCGAGCCGGATAGCAATTGGTAACTAATTTGGTTTCTGTATCAACTTCAATAACAATAGCCCAGCCCATAAAATGCAGGATGGTATTAATGTAAAATAATAAACCACAAGCACGGAAATCATCCCATGTTTTGCGCTCCACATTATTTTTTATTGGTTCGTTTATCATTTCTTTATTACCTCACCCTGTTTAACAGCCTTGATCTTATCTGCCAATACCTCTTTTACTTCGGTTTTAGGCTTTGGATTACATGGAATTTTACTCATAATCAGATAATTTTAACCCGTTTTCTTTCGCTAAGATAGCATTATTTATTTTCAAAGTTACAACATTTTGTTTTTCAACCTCGAAAACGTTATAGCTGGCTAAATGTGACCATGACATTTCAATGTCCTTAACATTATCGAATGAGTTTTCGAGGGCATCACACAATTCATCGCCTTTAGGCTTTAGTGTATGCTCAATATGCCTAACCATAGCCTTTTCCTGGTTCTCATACGTTGCACCCTTGCCACCAGACATATAAGCCTCGATAACGTCTTTAGGTATATTGTACATTTTGCCAATGGTGTATACTTGCGCCCAAAAAGCATCATCAAACTTTTGTGCAGCGAAATTATCGGTAAATCGCTTAATGTCAATTTGTGATTTGTTTACCTGGACATTGTCGCCAAACTTAATTTTTTCGGATATATCTTTTTTCTCTTGTGCGTCCAATGGTAACTGTGTAGTATTCATTGGGTCTTGCTTGCCGCTTACCATCCACTTGCCAGTAAATACTGCATTTGTTGTTTCAGCATCCAATAATTCCTCACTCAACATGATGATTTTATACAGGGCATCGACCCGGCTAACACCAACATAAAAGTTATCATTCATATTTGATGATAGGTCATGTATAGGCGTAATGTCTTTTAGGGGAATATATTTTACTTTACCATCGCTTTGAGTATAGCGGACGGATTGATTAGTAACGTCTTTAAACGTGGCTTTGGTGGAGATGAAGTCCATCATTTTACGCGTTACCGATGGCTCCCACATTAATTTTGACGGATTAAGCCATTCAACTGTATTATTATCATCCAATATCCTGCCGCCTGATTTGTACATGTATGCCGTACCCATCATTGTCCAAAACATATAGTCCCAATTGAATTGAGTCCAACCGCTTTTATAGTTCGGAGTCCGGCGTAATGTTTTTAGGTATTCGGATTGATCTTTGGTATTGATCTTTCCTAAAGAAAACATATCTGATTGCAGGGAAAATATCAATAATGCTGCGGGGCTTCTCAAGATTAACCTTAACTTTTGTTCGTCACCAAGATATTTATGTTGATTGCCCCGGCTTGAAAACATGGTATATAACCAGTTTCCTGCATTGTCTTTTTCAACCCTTAAAGGTTGAGGCCCGAATGAGAATGAAAAGTTAAAGCCCATATTGCGTGTAAATGTATTAAATATTTTTTATTATTCCATCTGCAAACATTTTTGCCGCTCCATAGGCACTAGCATCAAGTGTGTGGTTGTCCTGATCTATGGGCTTATCAAGTAATTGCCCTGTCTTACTATCTTTATCATATGCGTAATTTTCCTGCTCAAATTCTATGTTTTTAGACCTATCAGTGAAACATATATGTAAACCACTTAGTATACTTATTCTATCGTCTAGCTTGTCTTTACCGCCAACGCTAACAGCATATTCCCAACCGGCATTACGCAAGCTGCGTATTTTGTTTGGCCTATTACTATCACAAACTATCTTTTGATCGTAGCTTATACCCAATTGGGCAAACTTCCACGCTACTAACCCATCATGGTTTTCACCTTGTCCATCGCCAACCCCCTTTATTGCCTTTAGCCTTTCGGGTTGTAAATTACGCTCAATTTCATTTTCTGATTCATAATGCTTTTCATCAAGCCACAATGTTCCGTCATGATATTTTAAACCGACTATAGCCCACGGATCAACCTTTCCCCAATCGTTGCCAATGTATTCTTCTTTATTTAGTGCCAGGTATTCGCTGTATGGACGCTTCTCCCATGTGTATATTCGGCCCTCTACCTGTCCTGTTTGACCGAGGCCGTAAACTTGCCACATGTTAGCCCAGTACTGATTGATAATTATACCATCTTTATAACCCCGCTCTTTATATCTCAAAATTTCAAACTTTTCTTCATTGCTAAGAAATTCGTTGTCTAAATACGTCAATCTTAAATGCTCGCAATCGTCACGGGGTATTATTTCTGAATGCGCCCAAAATCTTTTATTAGGATTATAGTCAATTATAACGCGTTTAGCACGAGATGTTAATTCTCTAAACGTATCAAATTTTACCTTATTTGCCTCATTAATAAACATAACATCAGACCTAAGCCCCTTTCCTATGTCTACCTTGTCAAGCCCAATAAATCTTATGAATGACCCATTCGCAAATCTGTATAAAACACCATCTGTCCATCTTGATCTGTCGAATATCCCAAACTCTGTCATTATTTTAACAAAGTCCTTGATAATTGTTATTCTCATTTTAGACAATTCATCGGATGCAATAAATATTTCCTTGTTTGGGTTGCCTGATGCGTGATTGCATATTATGATAAGAATAGAAAAACTTTTGGATGCCCCCTGCCCACCCTCTATGCACCATATTTTTTTAGATAGGGCTGATATTTTTCTAAGGCCGGTAGTTGCCCCTATCATACAATTTTTAGATTAGATTGACCTTTTGAAATATCCCTGCCTAATTTGGTGTGGCAAACATTTATAGTTCTCGCTGCATCCCTTATTGAATAATAATAAACACCTGTATTAGGGTCATATACAACTGTTGAATATGGTAGCACGGTATTCAACATTGAATTTGATGTATTTTTATTTTCTACATCGGAGCGGTATCGCCCACGTAAAGCATTGGCAATATTGGACATGTGATCCGCTGTTTTTGTTTTGCCTTTCCAACTTGGCGGCTTGCACCCTGCAGCTATGCTTTTAGCCCTTAATATGTCTTTAGTTTTTTGGGGCGTTTTTGTCCCTGTTCTTACACGTCTTATATTTTCTCTATGCGCATCTGTAAAAATAATACCGGTTCGACTTTTTGATATAGCGTCTTTAGATTCTTTTGAGTGAACAAACTTTTTATCTTCAGTACCAACAAGGCAGCAATTAAGCCCAGATAACATACATTTATATAATTCCTGGCAATCCCTTTCGAGCCTGTTAAGATCATTAACTGTACATTCAGTTTCTATTTCAAATATATGTGAATTTACCCCATATTTACATAATGACCGATATAGCTTTTTTTGTCCTTTGCAATCTAATCTTTTATAAGATCGAAATCTATTTTCTATATCAACGCTTTGACCGATATAAATTCTACCAGTCGGTGAAGTGATTTTGTAAATGCCTATCATAAGCACTAATATACGAATATTTTTTGTTCTAACCCCTTGCCTGCCTTGTATATTTTACTTTTCCTTAACGCTGTCGTCGGTTGTAGCAAGTGGGTCGTTATTTAGGAGTTGAATAACTTGTGTACGCTGCGAATTGTCTTCGCTAAAGAAACCAATATGACGGCCTAAGTTAACCAGGCCTGCTACCTTGTCATGCAGAGTAAATTCAATTTCTGTACTTATACCATTTTCAGTTTCAAATGTTTTTTTCTTTAATGACTTTATCGCCTCCGGGTTTGTAACCACATTTAAGTTTCGAGCATTTAAATCGCCATCGAAGTAATCTTTAATGTTGCTAAAGCCTATTTTTCTGAACTCTGATATTAATTCATCTTTTGTTATTCGGCACCGTTTAGATGCCTCTAATTGTAATTGTTCGACATATACCTGAACATCAGGCAATTGAAGCATTTGCCATGCGGTAATATTAACATTATCCCCCTTGATGCCAGCACGTTTGCCCGCATTTGTAATATGATAATCAATGCAATATTCCTCGGCGAAACGCTTCTGTAAATCCGTCATTTTATAAAGTTAAATAAAGTAAAGTTAAGCCCAATTTTTCATAAGTGCAAGTTTTTTAAATTAAGCCCAATTTATTTTTTATTAGCTGTATCTCGCTGGCCAGCGATAAGAATGGATACCTAATTAACCATGATTTCATACATTCAAACATTGCTTTACTGGTTAAAAGTATTTCGGTATCGTTGCCATGATCAACACATAAGTCAAAGTTCTTGTTCCTGAACTTACGGTGATTATCACCTTTATACCTTACAAATATGTAGGTATCTTTCGGCTCAAATGGATTCGGGTAGTTTTTCTCTTCGTTCATCTTTTTAGTGGGTTTCATATGTACTTTTCAATTAAATTAAAGAAATCTGTTTCGGTTAAAGGTTACAAAGGTTACAAAGAGGTTACAAAGTTGAAACCATGTTTGTAACCCAAAAAATTCCCTTTACATATGTTTAAATGATGTTTTTTATAGTAAGTTACAAACATTACAACTTTTTTATAAAATTTACGCACACATGGTAAATTATATATATTTGTATAAAAAGTTTGTAACTTTTGTAATAATCGATGTAAGTATCTGATAATCATATTTTTAACCTCTTTGAACTTTGTAATAACTTTGTAATAAGTTGTAATTTTTACCCCAAACTTTGTAACTTTTCGAACGTATAGTACCTTACACTATCCCTTATGAGGTCTTTATCTGGTATTTTATACCCTTTATAGAGCGCATATATCTTCAACCATTTAGTTAAAACCTGCTTGCTGAAATATCTATTTTTAATTATTTCCGGGTAATTACTTACAAACTGACCATAAAAATCCGCCTTTGATATGCTTACCAATTGGCGATCTTCCATGAACTCTAAAAAATCTGGGTTTGTTTCGGCCTGCAATTGTTTTTCTGGCAGGTTAATAAATGTCTGTTCTTTAAGCCCGTTGCATAAGTAGTATTGGCAACACTCGGCCATAAAGGCATCGAAATCCGCAAATTCATCTGTAGACCATTCTTTAAAAAACATCTTTTTAAATTCATCCAATGGCGTACGCGAACCGTTATAATACTGGCTTATTTCTACCTCAAATCTTCGCCGTTTATGTGAGTTTCCTGCACCACGTATAGCTCTGTTTGTTGATATAATTATCTTTGGGCTATTTTCAAAATCAAAGTGTACAGATTGCTGACCCTTTTTTTCAACATTAATTCCATCGGTCAAAACACTAAACAACCGTTCAAAATCAAACGACTTATTAACATCCTGAAAAGCTATGATTTTGGTATCTGTATTAACATCCTGGTAAACAAAATTTTTATCAAAATTGAATGTTTTGCCCTCAATTACGGTTGTTTTCATAAATTGCATGATTGCATTTATCAAAATTCCCTTGCCGGTTCCACCCTCTGGATTATCTGAAATAACTTCATCATTTAAGATTACAGCAGGACAATAGGCGGGGTTTTTATAGTTATGTATTAAAAAACCGATCATCGAACAAAGCGAACAATAACGCTCGGTATCCCGATTGCTGATATTGAAAATAAACCTTTTAAAATCGCTTTCATTCCTTTCGCCCTCTAAGAAATCACGCTGTAAAATTTGACTTTCCCATATATAGCCATTAAGCGTTTCGTATTTATGAACCGATATTTCTATACTGGTTATTTTTACTATCCCGTTTTGATAATAAAGGTAAATAGTATCTTTACTATCCCGGCGAAAATCAATGTGCTTTTCTGGCAATGTTTCTAAAAATTCATCGTTAACAGCTTTTGCAATATCCTTTAAAGCAAATTGGTGTATGTGCTGTGGGCAACAATCAACATTAATCAGAAAATTTAAAATCTCATCTTTAAGTTCCTTTTTACCGACCTCAACCACTATATTATCAATAATTCTGATAAGTATAAATTTTGTTTTGCTCGTTCTGGTTATAAAATACCCACGGTTTGTAAAAAAAGCCGTTAAAGCCGTAAAATCGTATTCCCAACCACCATTTTGTTTAGTTTTATAAAGTGTAAAATGATGGAAACTTTTTTGCTCCGCTATGTGGGCAACTGTCATTTTTGTCATGATGTAAAAAGTAAATTGGTTAGAAAATTAGGTTGTTACTTTTAAAGTAGATTTATCAATCCACCTTTTACCCAAATATTCGACCCTTTTTACCTTCCCATCATTTACCCAATTTAATACGGTTTGCCTGGTTTTACCAGTAAGCCGGGCAAAGTCGTTAACAGATAATAAATTTTGTGGTAGTATCTTATTTTCCATAAATGTAAATATAGTATTGATTTGTCATTATGACAAGTTTTTAAACATAAAAATTACCTAACAATTTTAGTAGTTTCAAACCCCATGTACTTAGCTATAATTCGCTTGATTTGATCTTCACCGACACCGAAACAAGCACAGTAACCCAATGATCTTAATTTTTCAAGTGTTTTATTTTGAGCCTGAATATGTTCGGATGATTTTAGCGTTTTACCATCTTTTAAATAGGGTGTACCCTGTTCGGTCTTAATTTCCACACAGAGGCCAAAATAATTGCCTCTGGGATTACAAATTGTCAAGTCTGGGTATTTATCAATGCAAGCCTGTTCTTTCCTTACAGAGGCTATATTAGGCGGTAAAAACAAACCGGCTGCAAAGTCGCTAACAAAGATCAACCCTGGCCATGTGTTATTTATCCAATTACATATTTTTGTTTGCAAGTGAAGCTCTGTTGATCTTTTCTTTTGCTTATCTTCTGCCTCGGTCAATATGTTTACTTTAGCTTCTGGCATATCCCAGTTAAATACTTCTTTAGCTATCTCTAAAATATCGACCGGTTCGCCGGTATATTTTGGTGGTTCAGGTGTCCAATCGAAGCTATCGCGCAATTGAATATATTCGGTTATGATGGGAGATTCAGTAAATGGTTTTGGTTTGGCCTTTGATTTTGTTTCACCAATAAAACCATGTTCCTGATCTATACCAAATTTCTTTTTAGCCATTTAATAGATATTTCTTCCACGTGTCATTTTATCGTGTTTATTAGCTTCTTTTATTTTATCCTGTTGCCTTTCTAGGTTATGACCTGAACACCTAACAGCCTCTTTATGGTCACAATATTTATTACTACATTCAAAACGTCTAAATCGTTCAGATGGAGTAATTTTAGTAATAAGCCTTTCTACTGGTTCTAAGTTAGAACCGCATTGAGGGCAATATAAAGTAGCATCTGTTTTGCTCTTTAATGGTAGTTTTTTATATTTTTCCGCTTTCATATCAACATAATCATTTTAAATCAAATTATCCATTATCCAATCACAAAAATCATAACCTTTTTCGCCGTTCAACATCACACATTCCCAATGCCCCGGTATTAACAGGCTCAATTGATCTGCTTTTTCCTCCCATCTTGCTTCTGCCCCAACATCCGGATGCAAAACTATATTTCTACCCTCCAAAACCTTACACCTATCATAAGTCAAATTAGTTAAACTACCGCTGGCTAAACAAACCCAATTCGGATAGCATAGCGAGGCGAAAATGGCCGTTTTCTCACTTTCAAATATATGAACTTCGCCAGGGTTGGTTAATAGGTGTTCGCCGAATAGGCAGATAGATAGATTATAATCCGGTTGCTTCAATATCTTGTGAGCCCATGTAATTAACGGCGTAGGTTCTTTAATTCGCTTGCCGGTTTCGGGATTGTACGACATGATTTTTCCACCACGAACACCTTTACTATCCTGATACCAAAATATGCAGGCACCAAGCCAATACTTACTTGTTCCGACCCGATAATCTGCCAGTGCTTTAACAGATTTAATCCCGAACTTACTAAACAAGAACTGTGCGAAATCGTTATGATTATACCCTTTAAGAGTAGCGTACATCAATGAACTATCAGTATAACTAATTGGCAACGGTTCAGGGGCTATATATTCCGGTAATTCGTCCGGCTGTTCAATTGCTAAATATTCCAACGCCTCTTTGTATGTAAATCCTTTGTGCCGCTTTAAGAAGTCTATCACATCGCCACCTATTCCGCTGCTGTAGCACTTGAATATGCCTTTAGATTTGGAAACGATGAAGCTGGGTGTACGTTCCTGGCAAAAAGGGGACATACCTTTATAATTGGCTCCGTCACGTTTTAATTGTACAAACCGGCCTATCACTTCGACTATGTCTGTTTGTGATTTGGCGTATTTTATTTGGTCGAGTGGCTTGCCCATTTCATAGGTATAAAACTAAATATGTGTTTAATTGTATTTACATTCCAGCCGTTACCCAGCATCTTATATCGTTGGGTATTAGACACACCATTCGTATAATTATCAGGTACATTTTGTAATCTTTCACACTCTATGGGAGTTAATTTTCTGAATTGATTTTGTTCATCAAGTAGTATATGCTCTTTAGTTAAAGATGTCGTTAGGCAATTTGATTTATCATCTTCTCGAGCGACTAATTCTTTTGCCCGGCGTGGCGAAAAATCCCTCTTGTGTATTTTCATGTATTCAGACCTGATTTTTTTAGCTTCTTCAGTTCTGCGTTCTGTAAATACTATTTGCCTCCTAGATTTTAAAAGGTACTGCTCTAATGATGTACCTTTCCAGTAATTAGCATCGATACAAAAGGATTTATCCCGATCAACAACCCCGCTTTCTAATATTGATGGCAAGAGGCACTCGGTATCTTTTGGCTGTTCAATGTTTGGAATATTAGTCCAGTAAAGCCTATCTCTATTTTGAGCAGATACCAAATTGCTATTTATCCTAATTGGTTTAACTCCTAATATTTCACTAATCACATCCTGATACTTTTTAGCCATATTGACATTTTCCAAAAAGAATAATGTGCCCTCATTTTCAAGAATATTTGAGTTTAATATTCTTACAAACTCAAAAAATAATTTACTTCTCGGGTCTTCAAAATTAAGCTGTTTGCCAGCAAAACTAAACCCTTGGCATGGGCTACCGCCGATAATTAGGTCAATCTTGCCATCAAATACAAAATCGCCTGCTTCGCCATAGTGGATAACAGTATCGCCATAATATGGATTTAACCTAACTTTGGTAACATCGCCTATATGTACAATATCAGGCCAATTGGCTTTAGATACCTTAATAGCATAAGGGTCAATTTCACTTGCGAAATAATTTGTTACTGGAATACCTGCCCGTTCTAAGGCAATACGACCGCATGACATGCCGTCAAATAAACTTAATACATTCATCTTACTTTATTTAAATACATCCCACACAAACACCTAAATGTTTCCTTAACAGTCCAGAAATGTAAAGTGTTGCATGATTTGCAGTATGTATAATTCTTTGCGTTTAAAGTCCATGCTAAATTATCAGCCAATTGATCTGTTTCGATTATGATTTGTGCGCGGCCTGATTGTTCGATAATTGGCCTACAATTAAGTGGCTGTAGCTTTGTTATCAACCTTTCCATTTTTGGGGGTGTCATTTTTAGGGATGGGGCGAAAATCATGCGGATCATAGATACTTTGGGTCTGTTAACGTTATTTTAAATTGTTCAACATTTAATTTATACATAACAATCGTATGTATCGGTTCGCCTATTTTAATTCCCCTATAAATCATGATACATCGATAGTAAATATCGCCGCTTACCAGAGTTGATTGCATGACCCTATATCTCTTTTTCATATACTCCAAAATTCAACCCTACCAAACTTCTTAAATCTTTTCACAAACTTATCATCTGGACATTGTAAAGCCTGCTTAATCGCTGTAACAGAATTACGTGAACCGATATATTTATGCAGCTTATTAGCTCTTAAAGTAGTGCGGTAATACCTACCGATATGATGATGTTTATTCGCTGTGAACCGAATTATAAACAGGTTATTTAACTGTTTTTCGGCTATTAGGTTTTTTAGTGTTGTACGGCTGTCCATGTACCGCCAAATCCCCGCTACTTAACATAGCGAGGCTGGCAGACCGGTATTAACTTGACAAACTACACAGTATTATAATTAAAGTTATGAAACATTTCAGCCATAATGATATAGTTATAATATTCTTGTATTTGCTCGGTTTTGTAACTATTATCTTTACCGATAGCCTCATACTTTTCTTTCCATTCAGGAATTGAATATTGATGACAACCAATTGAAAGCATATTATTGCCACAATAAGTAACAGAATGTTGTGTGCCATTAATATAAAATCCGGTAAGTAATACAATTCCGTTCCCGATGCTGGCGTCGTCCCCGATGTTGGCGTCGTCCCCGATGTTGGCGTCGTTCCCGATGTTGGCGGCGTACCCGATTTTGGCGCGGTTCCCGATGCTGGCGTCGTACCCGATGTTGGCGCGGTACCCGATGTTGGCGTCGTCCCCGATGTTGGCGCGGTTCCCGATGTTGGCGGCGTACCCGATTTTGGCGCGGTACCCGATGTTGGCGTCGTCCCCGATGTTGGCGCGGTTCCCGATGTTGGCGTCGTCCCCGATTTTGGCGGCGTACCCGATTTTGGCGGCGTTCCCGATGTTGGCGG